ATAAAGTATCTAATGCAACTTTTTCTTCTGAAAGTGTTTTTACATATCCTTGATTAACCTTATCAGCAAGAGTCATAGTACCAAATAATCCCTCCAACCCACGAGTCCAAGCACCTGTACCATTTTGCGCAAACTGCAACCCTGCAACAAGTGCTGAAATACCCAACCCCAAAGCCCCGGCAGCGGGGAGGATGTTTGTTAAGTTGTTGGCAATTGCATTAAATCCATAAGGCAAATCCTGTAATACCCTACTCATTCCGGTAAAATCACTACCCAGTTTCTTAGTAGCACCTCCTGCCTTACCCCCTGCAACCGATACGCCATCCAAAGATGTAACCGTTTCACGCATGGCAAGCAACGCCTGCTTATTATCCGCCGTTAATACTATTTTGAGGGTTTCAACTGCCATTTTATATTGCTTGTGAAAGTTTCTTCATGTTCTCTATAAATTGTTCCTGCGTTAATCTCTCGCCCCGATCCGGTTGCTCATCTGTTGACAAAGGTAAGAATTCTCCTATCTCTTTTCGCTTGCCGGATTCGGTGTTAGTGCAATAAATGATATATGCTATCATTCGTGTACGCTGCCATTCGGCTAACTGCTTCGCTTCGTAACCTTTCCTATACAAAAGAAATTCCCGCCATGTAAGCCGCCAAAATACTTCTATACTTAGGCCTGCTTCAATGGCGAGAATCACAATCTCATCCCAAGTCTTTTCCCTTAACTTTTTTTTTCTTCCACAGGCTTTTCATCCGTTGGCACATCCGGTGTCATACACTTTATAGTGTAGTGGATAAACTCATTCACCGCCTTTCCATTGGCACCGCCCGCTTCATCTATGTACCTGGCAGCAGTCCTATCATCTATCACTAACCCTGCGCTCTCACTTGCTGCCTGTACCATTGTTATAATATGCTTGAAGGAAAATACCTCACCGTTATACAGGCTTAACAACTTACTAATGGGAATATCTCCATTCAGTTCGCAGTAGCGGTGCATCGCCCATGTACCCCATTCCAATTTTACAACACCCCCCGAAATCTGTAGTTCGTATGGTGTCATAAATTAGTAGGTTTTAGCTTGTGCAAGTGGAGGGAATACTACACCAAATTCAGCATCGAACTTCATCAAATCCTTATCCTTTGCATCCAATTTCATTGAAGTAACAAATATGCTACCGGAGTAAACAATATCACCGGATACAGGAGATGCAGGGCCGAATCTTGCAGCAACCGTTGCTTTAGTGCCTATCAAAGAATACAATCTATCGTAACCTTCACGATCAATTGTACCTGTTTGGTCAATGGCATTACCGCTCACCGAAATGGTCTGCATAATGCTATCTCCTGGCAGTTGGTTATCGCCACATTTAGAATCGGCATCAATAGCATCTCTTTTGATGTCCATTGATACAGAAGTTAAACACGCAACAGGGAGAAACGTAGTGTTATTATCCCAGTCAATTTGCAGAATTATATCTCTGCCGTTTACGAAAGTGTACGCCATTGTTTATATTGTTTGAGTGATTACAAAGGTATAACGAATTATCACACGAAAAGTGTTCTCAAATGGGTCTAAGTCCTCTAAGTTGTTGATTGATTCACATACCACATTTTTACAATCCCAACCGACCGGCAGGGTAACAACCGTGTCTGAATTGATACCGCCCACAACCAACTCTGCTATTTGCTCTGCCCTCTTAAATCCAAAGTTGCTGCCCTTTGTTACAATATCCACATTTGCCGATACCTCGAATTGAAAGCAGTCTTTCCCTTCGCCCTGGTTCGCAGTTCGGGAACTGATAACAATATACTCACCATCTGCATCCGTTGGGGTCATGCCATCGTACACATCAATGTAGGAGTATGCCTGTAGTCGGGCAACTAACCACTTCTTAATCTCTATGGCAGGGTTTTTCATTATCATGAGAATAGTGCTTTTAGGCGTTTGAGTAGGGCAGGTTTTTCTTTCTCATAGGCGGGTATCATAAATGGTTGTGCAGGCACACCGTTATTTAGTATAGCCCTGAATATGGGAAATGTGTATTTCGGGTCTATTCCCTTGCGCTTAATCCAAAACTGAATCGCACTCCATAAGCCTTTTCCGCTTTTTCCTTTAGCTTTATATTGGGCTGCAAATGCTTCATACCCAGCAGGTATTCTCGCCTTGCCACGTGTACCGAACTCAACATACGGAGCATACTCAACCGTACTGAATACTGACTTAAATAATTGGTTCGATATATCTTTGTTAATGCTACCTCTTAATTTACCAAAATTACCGGGCGCAGTTCGTTTGGCTACCCTTTCAATATTTGTAGAGGCATCTGTTAACTCCTTACTCAATCCACTTGTAGCCTTTGCATCAATCTTCTTAATGGCATCTTCTACCTGCTTTATCCCCGATATGTCAAGCGAAAACCCTGCCATTATCTAAATATTGTTATTTCGTAATATTCCTTTCTATTCTCAATATCTGTAATCGAATGGATTGTATAATCCAACCCATTAATCTGTATTTTATACGTGTTATCAAAGGTGAGGGGGTAGCGGATATAAATCCTTGCCGAATCGGTGAAAGTTACCTCCGCTGATAATAATTGTCGGTCTTGCCCGAGCGGTACATACATGCCCCAAATCGTACTGCCTGCCGCATAGGTAACCGTGAAGCCCCCCTCACTATCGGTTGTGGTAGTAGGCACCATTAATACCATAGGCTCAATAAGTAATTCAGCCGATAGAAATTTAGGGCTATTTCCTTTTATTCTCATAGGATTGGTGATGTTTTAGTGTACATCTGACAAGTTCTCCAAGCCTTCTGACAAACTCCCATCGTTTCATCGAACGCCCCCCTATTCTCGTACAAATGATTCACCTGGTCAAGTATTGCCGTTTTCAACGCCGTAGGTAATGCGGTGAATCCGACATTATACACCGCACGCATTTTGTCAATAGCAGGGAACGTGATTACCGGATGCTTACCGCCCATGATAGTCTTATCAGTTAGTTCGGTGCCTGTGGTTACATCGTACAAAGTAATAGATGAAGTTATCGGGCCGTGCGGGAACTGAAACCATGCACCTTTGTTGCAGAACCATACTTCTGCTTGCTTAGTGATAAGGGATAGCCCTGTAGCTTTCTCTATAATCATTCGTGCGCTTCGTATCATTTCGGATATTTGCGCATCTTCGGATGTATGCGAAACACGAATGTATAATTTCGCCTCTGCAAGCGTTACGGGTTCGGCATAGCTTACCTCCGTGATGTTAGAATCAATTATGTAAGAGTAGTTACCCATTGCTCGAATTTTATTAGATTGTTTTCCGGCTGCAATTCATTTGCCCTATCGTATGCCTTATTACTGCAAATTTCGTAGTTTTCCTCCACATTTCGTATGGCTGCCACCCACTCATCCAATCTATCCTGTTTGCAGTAGGTTGCCGCATCTCCACAATTCTCACGTAATCCGGGCAAGTCGGTACAAATAACCGGGATACCCGATGCCATTGCCTCCGTTGCCGTTCGCCCCCAGGATTCGTAGTGGGATGGCATGAGTAGTATTCTCGTTTTGCGATATGCGATTCGTATATCTGACTGATTAGCCATAAACTCTACATTGGGTAACTCTTTGTATATCTGTTGCCCGTACCCGCCTTGTATGGCAAGAAATTGCCTATCCGGCATCGACTCGGCAATCCGGTAGAACATTTCAGCACCTTTGTTATGATTGAGATTAATCAGGGTTATCTTATCCCCTTTCTCACCCCTGTAATGGTTGATGTCAACCGGTGGCTGAAGTACGAATCCGTTGTTTGCATACTTGCATTCCTCACTATTCCAATATGAATTATACACCACATTTAACTCCCTGTGTGTTCTAACACTTGAATACATAAAAGTATTATGTGCAAACCAAACGGCAGGTTTCTTTGTGCTTTTGCAGTCAATAGCTACATCGCCTGCGAAATCTAATTGTGTAAAGATTATATCAGCCCATTCGTGATGGAAGTACCAATCATTTGAGCGGTTGAATACGTGGATGCCATCGTATTCGTAGTTCTCATTATTCATCTTTGAGGTCATCACCTTTACAAGGTGTCCTCTGCTCATCAGCCATTTGTTGATGTTGTGGGCGTTCCATTCTGACCCAGATTTTGCCGTTGGCAAGTAGCTCTGTACGTGCCACAATATGCGTAGTCTTTTTGGTGGGGTGTTTTCGCTCACGCTTATAAATATGTTTCATGGGGAAAAAATAATGGGGAGGATTTTACCCCTCCCCACTAAATTTAGATAGTAGCGTAAATAGAAGAGTTAGGAAGCATCAAGTTGATAGCCTCATAACATTCGATTCTTGCAGTAACCATGTTAGTTACGAAGTTGTTTTGATCTTCGTAGCTTAACTCAATGTTCAAACCGTTCACCTCTACACGCTCAATAAATGAGTTGTCAAGTACCAAAGCACGGCTAGCAGGAATCCAGTTAACGCCAACGATAGGCA